GGCACGTGCCCTCCGGCATCGCGCAGGATGACCAGTTCTCCGAGGCGTCGCAGGTTGTGACAATTCGCGATTAGGTATGGCCGTCCGTGACTTCGACCCGACCCAGCTTGCCGCCGATCAAGGCGCCATCCTCGATCAGGCAGGGATCACGTTCTCGTACTTCGGCTCCTCGATAACGGGCGTCTGGTCGTCAAGTCGCACGATGTTTGGCGACTTCGAGGAGCAGCGCCGGGATGATGTCCGCTTCACGGTCTTTTTCACGACCTCGCAGATCAGCGGCACGCCTGCGCCTGCGACGACTTGCGTGCGTGCGGGCGTAACCTACTTCGTCGAGCAAGTCCGCTTTGACGCCGAGGGACCGGGCTGCGAGATGGACGTCATCAAGGCGATATGATCGCCGTCACGCTCAACTCGGCGAAGTTGGACTACGCCTTGCAGCGCCTCGCGTCGGCCGCGCGCGTTGATCTGGGCAAGGTCATTAAGCAGGAGGGCGGCAACGTCGCAAAGTCGATAATGCTCATCATCCCTCCGACGCCGGTGCCGGGCACGACGCAGCCTAGAAACTCCGGCCTTTCGACTAAGGCCAAGCAGCAAGGCGAGAACGCGATCAAGTCTGACTTATTCGGTGGGCGGCGTCGTCGAGTTGGTAGTGGAGCGAAACAAAAGATCGCGACTTCGCTCGGTATCTTTCAGCGCATCGGCAACTCTCAAGTGACGCCACCGAAGCGCGCACGAACCGAGACCGTCAACGTCCGCCTAGGCTGGGACAATTCAAAGAATATCCGCATTTACTGGAAGTTTTGGAAGCCGAGCGCCTCGGTGGCCGAGATGAACAACTTCCATCTAAGATACCGCGACAAGTACGGCCGGATTGGCTACGTCTCGCAGAACACCATCGGACGGTGGAAAGTGCAGGATCAGATGTGGATCTCTAACGAGACTGCGGACACTTACTTAAAATGGATTCAGTCACGGGTCGGCTGGGCAAAGGCTGGGTTTGCGTCAGCTGCTATCGCCTGCGGGATTCGCATCCCTGCGTGGGTTCGGAGACACGCAACAAAGGCCGGAACCTCTAGCGTTAACTTCGGCGCAAACCCATACGTGATCGGAACCGCGACTGGAATCAAGGTGCCTGACCCTGACCGCTACGTCAACGCGGGCCTCGCCTTCCGAGAGAAGATCACGCTGAAGAAGGTGGACGCCATCCTCGCCAATCGCGCGGTCAACCTTGGCTTCGCGCGCGTCGATGGCGCAGGCCGCGTGCAGGAGAATATGCCGCAATGAGCACGAGAACCAACATCCGCAACGCCATCGCAACCGCGCTCACGACTCAGGGCGTGGTGCCGACTGCTAACATCCTCAAGGGGCGCAACAATACCCTCGCCTCGGTATCGTTCCCGTCTTGCGCCGTGTACGCGGTCCACGAGGACGTCGAGGTGCGGACGCTGGCGCCGTCGAATCGCGACCAATACCGCGTGCTTCAAGTCGTGGTCGAGTACTTCACCGCGCAGACTTCGACGACGCTCATCGACGACCTCTTCGACACCGGCTCCGCTGCGGTGGAAGCAGCCGTTTTGTCAGACGTTACCCTAGGCGGCGTCTGTCGTGATTTGCATTTGACGAGCGTGGATTATGTGATCGAGCCGGACGAGAACCTCCGCTGGGGAACCGCCCGTCACAACTTCAACTGCATCTATTTAACCACAGACTAAAATGGCTAACCATCTAGGCCGCGAAGGCACCGTCAAAATCTCTTCGACCACCATCGGGGAGCTCCGCAACTACGCGCTCGCCCACTCCTCCGACGTTGTCGAGGACTCGGTGATCGGCGACACGTACCGCACCCGCAAGGCCACGCTGAAAACGTGGAGCGTGAACGGCGATCTCTACTGGGACGAGGTCGATGCCGGGCAGGTCGCGCTGACCATCGGCTCCACCGTGACCGTCAACCTTTACCCGGAGGGCATCGCCTCGACGTCCACGTACTACTCGGGCGGCGGCATCGTCACCAAGTTCGACATCAGCGCCGCGTTCGACGGTATGGTGGAAGGCTCGATCACCATCGAGGGCAACGGCGTCTTGAGCACTTTGACGGTTTGAGGTGCTGAATGGATGCTATCGACCTAGTCCGTGAGCACTTCGCTTCCCTCGGCACTCGAAAAATCGAGGTGCCCGAGTGGAAGCTGACCGTCTACGCCGCGCCCGTCACGCTCTCCGAGAAGAATCGGCTCTTTAGAAAGAGCAAGGAGGGCGACATCGAGCTCCTCGTTGACCTTCTCATAATGAAGGCCAGCGACGCGAGCGGCCAGAAGCTGTTCACGCTCGAGCACAAGCCGACGCTGCTCAACAAGGCCGACTCCAACGTGGTCGCGCGAGTCGCCAACGCGATCCTCGCCGACGAGGCGCCGAAGGCCGACGAGCTAAAAAACTAATGCACGGCGGGGATGCCGCCGACATCCTCGCCGTTTATGCGCTCGCGGAAAAACTCGGCAAGTTCGCTCACGAAATCCTAGAGATGCCAATCTCTGAGATGCAGGGCTGGGTCGCCTACTTCCACCATAAAAACCGCGTAAGCTCCTAAGATGGCAACAGCGACATTCACCCTCCGCGCGGTCGATCAGACAAAGGCCGCGTTTGCTTCCGTCGAGAATTCGCTCCAGCGCATCGACAACGATGTGCGTGCCATTGGGAAGGGCTTCCGAATCGGTAATGTGGTCAAGGATCTAGTCCGAGGATTTGGAATCGGCAGCGGATTCCAGATCATTCAAAGCACGTTTGAGGCGATCAACCAGCAGCGCAAGGAAGAGCTCGAGACGGCCGAGTTCATTAACAAGGAGCAGGAGAAACAGCTTGCGCTGCTCAAGCAGATCTTCGCCTTGCGCCAGACGCCAGAGCAGCAGACACAAGTTCAGCTTCGCGACTTAAAGCGCCAAATGGCCGAGGTGGAAGCCGAGCGCGAAAAGATACTGGACGTACAGCGACGAACCTTTACGCCGCTTCAAAAACCCGGCGCCGCATTTCGGAGCGCGGAGGAGAACAGAGCGAACATCGCGCCAAGAATTGCTGATCTTACTGCGGAAGAAGCGCGCCGCGTTGCCGAACTTAATACGAAATACCAAGAGCTCCGACTCCAGATTGACAAGCTCAATACTTCCTCGGAACAGCGAGCGACCGATTTGCGCGAGTCCGAGCGGATCAGCGATCAAACGCGCAGGCTGTCCGCATACACTAAGGGCTTAGAAGCTCAAGAGGCGGCGTTCGATCAACTCGTCTCAACGCAGCGAAAGGCAAACGACGAGACCGATCGAGCGCGCGAAGTTGCCAAGCAAGCCGCCGAGAAAATAGCCAATCAGGCCGAGGCTTACCGCAAGCTCGGCGATCCGCTGCGCGTTTACTCGCAGCAGCTTGAGGAGGTCAACAAGCTCGAACGCAATGGCGCCTTGACGGTTGCGGAGGCTTCGCGGGCGCGAGATCAGATCATCCGCAATCGCACGGCGACTCAGGGCCAGCGGATTGAATCATCGCTCAACGAGTTCTTCGGCGACCTAGACAAGATCAAGCGCGAGACCGAGGTTCTGGGACAAGCTGCCGACGACATCGGATTCGCGTTTTCCTCTGCGTTCGAGGATGCGATCATTGCCGGCCAGAAATTCTCCGACGTGATGCGGAGTCTGGCGCAGGACATACTTCGCGTGTTCGTGCGATTGGCCGTAACGAATCCGCTGATCAATTCGATCTTTGGGAACATCTCAGGATTCAGTCCGCTTCCTACTATTGCCGGAAGTCGCGCCAAGGGCGGACCGGTGTCGATGGGGTCGTCCTACATCGTCGGCGAGGAGGGCCCGGAAATCTTCGTTCCTAAATCGTCAGGCGACATCATCTCGAACAAGGCCGCGTCCGCCTCAATGGCAGGGTCGTCTGGTTCCAGCGTGACCATCAATTACAACATCGCCGCAGGCGTCACGCGGGGCGAGCTCGTGCCGATCCTCGAGGCCGAGCGGAAGCGACTCAAGGCCGAGATCCCCGATATGGTGCGCCGCGGTGGCGCCTACCGCGCAGCCTTCGCCTAAGCTATGGCTC